ATAGTCTTCAAAATTTAGATAAGGGGGATCAATATAAAAGAAGGTGTCCGGCTTGTCAAAGCGTGGAATTATCCCCTGATAGGGCTGATTTTCGATATATACTCTGGACAATCTGAGATGAATTGCCGATAATTCCTCCTCTATCCGGAGAAGATTTAACCGTGGCGGTTGCGTCGCCACAATTGCCCAATAGGGACTCTTAATTTTGGCCGAAAAACATGTTTTCAGCAAATAATAAAACCGCGCCGCTCGTTGAATATCCGTCAAGGTCTCCGGAGGTTCCTTTTTAAACCGCTCAAATTCATCCCTGGCCACCAAAATCCATTTCATATACCGGATGAACTCCTCCAAGTGGAGTTTGACCACCCGGTAAAGGGTCACGAGGTCAGAGTTGATGTCATTAATGATTTCGACGGTCGACTCTTCCTTTTTAAACAGGATCCAAGCGGCGCCGGCGAAAACCTCGCAGTAGCATTTATGCTTCGGAATTCTTGAGACAATCTTGTTGGCTAGTAGGGACTTGCCATCCACATACGGCAAAAAACTCTTCACCACATCCTCCTCAGATTGAAAGCGGAGGATAACCCTGCTATAACGCGCGTAGTCGTGCGGGCGGATGGTAGCGGGTTATCCCGTCGAGCTGCGCAGGCTCGGTCTGGGGAGTTGCCGCTCCCTTGACTGCCATCCGCCTATTTATGACCCTGGCGGAAAGTCTGGCGTCGTGGGCAATACGGTCGCCGTTGAAATGCCGGACACGATATCCCGGAGAGCTTGCCGATGGTTGATCCATGTCTCGGGAACCGAGATCCCATGCTCATAGCATCGGAGCACGGTAATATCGGTCTTGTACAGCTCAGTCTTGGCCGCATCTACTAATACCCGCAGAGCTTCGGCCGCCTCGTACTCTGTGATCCATGTAGAGATGGTTTCCTCGGTGGGTTGATCTCCCAGGGCTGAAGGCCAATCGCGAATTGAGCCATTGACTACTGTCACCCCAGGGTTATTATTTGTTTTCCAATGGATTGCTTCGTGTATGTTGTTCATTCTGCATGCCTCCCTTACGGAACATATTCCATGATTACAATGCTGGACGTATACAGGCCGTTAAATAGCGAGCTTCCATCGGGGCTGTTTATATAGCTGGGAGTAGATGTGTATCCGCCACCGCGCAGCTCAAAAGTAATCTCATTTGTTCCTCCTGCGTCAATCAGCCATAGAAACGGTAATGGCGAATAACTGGCTGTGAGATACGCTATTGCAATGGCATCAGTTGCGCCATCTTTGAACAAGGCCAGCGCACCGTAATACTGACCGCAAAACCGAACGCTGACATTTCCAAGCAATATCAATTTATTAACTGCCGCTTTTGGCTTATATGTCCACGACTTAATTGAAAATCCTTCAGTAATCTGAGGCTTCGTATTGTCTATGGGAAATGTAGCACTGCTGGTTATCACGTCAGTAATTGGAACCGTTGCAACATTCACAATCTTCTGTGAATTGTCAGAAAGCTGATAATTTACTCCATCATAGATCACTGTGACGATTTTCCCTGCAATTAGGTCGCCGGCGGCCACATCCTCGGAGACGTTTTTCTTGATGGCCACGGGATCCAGACCGTTGACGGCCAGCGTGGCGGCGCCGGTGTTCGTGTTCGTCACCTTGAAATAGATAGGCATGCCCACCACGTGGGCCGTCAGGGCGGGTGTCAGGGCAATCGCATAGGTGTTTACGCCGCCGGTATCGGCTGCGTAGTCGATCGCGCCGTCCCCGTCCTGGTCCAACCCCCTGTGACGATGGTTGTTTATGGCATTGAGAAATGCCGCCGTGACCACGGTTCCCGCAATGCCTTGGCTGGGATTTCCATCTACAAATACCGTCTTGGCCATAGAGCCTCCTATTCATAATTGAAAATTACATGGCTATGTGCCGGCTTCAGCTCCTGGAAGAGCTGCTCCAGCCTCGTATTGGGAATCCACCAGGTCAGCCTCTCCCCGGCAGCCGACAGCCCCGCCCGGAAGGAATAGACCGCCTGGCCCGAGACATTGACCCGCCAGATCCAGCGCACCGAATCCTCATAGAGGGGATTTCCGCAACGGTTCCACCCGCACATGAACGGGAGATATTCATCGATGGTGACCGTCCATCCATAGGACGCTGCCAGGGCGATGAAATAGGCCCGGCTGAGCCCGCCGGCAGACCGCAGTTTCCGGATGACGGAATCCCGCCTGGCCTGCAACGGATCCTCGTCCCCAGGCACAATTCCGCAGACGCGCTCCCAGGAAGCCAGGAGGGCGGTCGACCGATCCGGAAAGGCCTCTTGGAGGAGCCCGTCCGCCGAGTCCTGGGCGGTATCGAGGTGGCCACCCTCCAGGGCGATATCTCCCGCAAGGACGCTTTCCGGATCGACCTGTAGGGGAAAGAGCAGCTTCAGAATGTCGGAATGGTTCATATCAAGCTCTCTATATGACCGTGACTATTCCCGGACGGATCATGGCATAGCCCGTGGGCGTCACATCGGCTGCCGGCACGGTCAGGACGGCATCCGTTGCCCCTTCCTGGATGGCGATCGCCACCAGTCGGCTCCTGTAAAGGACCTGTCCCGGGATGAGGGTATTCATGTAGGCGGCGATCTCCGCCGCAATGGTCGTCTTGTCGATGCCGGATCCGGAAACCGTCATGGTGACGGCCTGGGTCAGAGGATTCGGGGGCAGTACCCGGACAATCGACGCCGTGACCGGGCGCACCGTGTCGATATAATTTTTGACCTGGACGGTCAGGGACTTGATGGTATAGGCGGCGCCAGCAGCGGTGAATATGTCCTCGTCCAGGCTGAGATGGGTCGCGCTGTCAACGGCCGTCACGACCGCGGTTGCCCCCGTGTCGTCATTGACCGCAACGTCCCCGATCCGGACGGGATTGGTCCCCGTGAAATTCGCCGCCGAGTTAACCAGTTTCCTTTCTGAGACGCTTGTCGTGCTGCCCGTGCGGGCGTGGGACGAGGGGATCTCGCTGCCCGTGCCCATATCCGCCAGGATGACGATGTCTACTGTTCCCAGGCCCTGCCCCTCGGGGAAACACCAGGCCTTGGCCACATAGTTGACCGAGAGCGCCCACTGCTCGTAGTCGTTTTTGTTCCCACCGGCGGGAGGCCGACGGATGTGGTTGAGGAGCCGCGCCAGGAGCGCCGCGTCCGTTTCGCCAGCTGTCCTGGGGAGTCCCCGGACCCAGGCATGGTGTTCCAACTGCTCGGTATCGGCCGTGTCGGGAAAGATCTGCGCCGAGATCCAGTCCTGGTACTTATAGATCCCCCAAAGGGCCGAGGCCAAGCAGGCCGCCCGGATGAAGATCAGGCTCCCCTGGGAGGTGTCTGCCTCGGGAAACTGGTTTCGCCAATCGGTCAGGATCGCATCGAGGAGCTCGTCAAAGCTCTTTTGAAAGGTCGTCACTACACCACCTCCACGAATCTCGTGAACGAGACGACGTCGCCGTCGGCCTTGGTCGCCTCGACGATGATCTTCAGGCGATGGGGATCCTGCAGCTTGTCCCGCTCAGTGAAGTACTCGAACTTTCGGACCCGTCCCGTATCGATCAGCCAGGCCAGGGCTTCCTGGCAGTATTCGACGGCCAGGGCCTCGGTACGGGGTGTATTCTTGGCCCGTTGCAGCAGGTGGAGCCGGGACCCGAAGTCCGGGTTCTGGAAGAATGACCCCTTGCGGACCGTGAGGCTCAGGTAGATGTTATTGGCCAGATTTCCGCCCGTGGCCTGCTCAAAGGTCATATCCGCGATCCCTGCCCGGTTGTCGATCGTCAGAGAAAAATCCATCTCAGCCCGCCTTTGTGATCGTGGTCGCCACGTCGCCGATGGCCAGGCTCTGGTCCGGGACCGGGCTGCCATTGTGGGTGTGGCCGGTCAGCCAGGCGATCAGCCGTTCGTCGATGAGGGCACGCATGGTGCCCTCGCTCCCGCCCAACTGTATGGAAGAGCCATTGACCGTGACCGCAGGACTGGTCACCTCGCACGCGGTGGATGCGGTGACCTTGGCCGCTTTCGTGGTCAGAGTGACCTCATTCCCGCCGATGATTTCAATCTTCCTGCTCCGTTTCAGGTGGACCTTGTCGCCCTCGTCGGTGTAGATGGCCGCCTCTCCGTCTTCCAGAGAGATCCGGTAGCGGCGGTCGTCCGAAGCGATCATGATGAAATGGTTCCCCTCGCGGATGACGATTGCCTCGGCGCCGGCCAGAGGGCGGGAGGTGAACCCATAATGCTGGAAGTACTCCCGGTCGGCGATCGTTTCGCCCGAACGGCCGGATGCCGTGAACCGCTTGATCGCGCCCTCGATTACCCGTTGAATTATGCCCCGGATCACCTTATATTCTCTCCATGCGTCACACGCTTTGGATTGCCGTCATTCTCGTTATCGCCATTGGCCAGGCCTGGGCAGGCCCCTATCCGCCCCGGAGCCACCAGCTTCCCGGAGAACCAGGCCCGTGCTACGAGCAGGGGCTTAATTTCAGGACTGTTCCGCACGATAGGCCATCTTCCCTTACCCTGGAAGCCCGCCGCGTGAAGAGGACCAAGGACATGACCATGTCCTATGATCTCGGCCGGGAGGTGATCGTGATCAAGGCGGAAAGCTTCGGCGCCCGCCGCTTCCTGGACGAAGTCAAGAAGGGCCGATGCTCCGCCCGGGAGACCGTCCTGCTCAAGCCAGAGCGAAGGAGCCCTTTCAACACGCGTTTCACTGCCGTCAATCTTCCCGGTCATTGAACCATCCCCGGAAGGCCAAGTTTCAGCGTCGTGATCACGCCTTGCTCCTTTGAGAGCTCGAACGTTCGCCCGTAGATCAGGTAATCCCCATCCAGCCCAAGAACCTCGTCCGTCACCCGGCACATCTCGTTGATCCGCCAGTTGATGCCGCCCTGGCTATGGCCAGGCACCTTGTATTCCAAGCGAAACCCCTCATATTTCATCCGTTCCATGAGCATCTGCGCATGCAATTTTGGACTTCTGGAGTCATTCTGGTCCGTGGCCACGTAAGGTTTGTAGAAGGGAAATGTCGAATCGATGACCGGTGGCGATAGGGTATTGATTTCTGTCGCTCCCATGCCATCCGTTCCTTGCTGCTGGCCGACTACGGTAATTTTGGAGTATCGCTTGGAGATATCGTCAACGAGCTTCCCCTCAAGGACGTTATTCTGGCCCGTGTCTTTTTTTCTCGTGATCAGGCAAAAGAGTGGCTCTCCTCCGTCCTTCGGCTTTCCGAAAACGAAGGTTCCGTCCGGCAGTGAGAAGAACATCATTCCACGACTCATGGCATAGGTCTTGAGGACTTCGAAAATCGACTGTCCCGGTTCGATCTTGACGAAGTTTTGAGCCGAGTCCATCATGGCCAAGGCGGCGCTACGCCCCTTTTTCTTCTTCAAGTTTCCCCGGATGTTCTCCTGATAAATAATGTCTTTGCGCTTGATGAATGGGACCTTCCGGATGAGCCGCTCCGCCAGAGCTTTTAGGGTCATCCCCCGAACATCGATGAACTCCTCACAATATGAATCGACCAGGAGTCCGCCAAGATCACGGCCCTCTATCTGCAGTGATACCCCTGCCTTGCTATAGCCTGGTTGTCTTTTATCGACGATCCCGGTCAGTTCCAGGACGCCATTGACATACAGCTCACACCGTTGCCCATTTTTCACAACTATTTCCGGGTTGGCCAGCTCAAGGGAGAAGGCGTCGTCGGCCGTGTATATGTCGGCCTCGATCGTATAGCGGAGGAAGTTTTGTATCCGCTGGCCGCCTATCTGAAGGAGGATGCTATCGGACATAGACATTGACCTCCCCGGTCACGAAGTTCGGCCGGCGGATCTGGTTGATGCCCATGAGCAACTCCGCATCCTGATAGGATAGACCGTATCTCAGGCAGACAAGGTGCAAGGGAAGGGCATTGTCAATGCATACCTGCATGATCGCTGGAAGCTCCTTCTTGATCTCGACGACATGGTCCGTCAGGATCGCCGCCAGGCTCTTGATGCTCTGCATGGTTCTGTCGAGTTCAACGGCTTCCTGCAGGGACTCCCGTGCGATCGCCAGAGCCGCCTCGATCTCGGGGACGGTCAGGACGGCCTCCATCGGTGCGAGCGATTTTTGCAGGCGGCCAAGAGGGCTGAATGTCCTTACCGATGCTGCCCGCCGTTGCGCCTGGCTTGCCACCTGGTCAGCCTTTAGAGCGTTACCAAGTTCGACGGCGGCTCGCTGTGCCTTGGCAATCTTGGTGTACTTCCCGAAGAGCCCGAACGCGTCTTCCAGTTCCCCGATTCCGGAGAGAAAGCTGTCGAGAAACCGAGTTGGCGCTGTGATCAGGCTGCCGTATAAAATGGCATAACGCTCGACGGTTCCCGCCAGCGACCCGATCACGATGCCCGGAAGGTTGGTCGCATAGTTGATCGTGGAAACGAGCGAGTTTGCGGGAGCCGTAATCTCGTTCAGGGTTGCTTTGAGACTCCGGACATAACTGTCCGCCTGTTTGACATATTCCCTGGCATCTGCGCTGAGATCATTGAACTGCTCCAGGAAGGGTAGATCCGGATCCAGTGTTTCCTGGAGTATCGGCCCCGCATCGGCGCCCAGTTCCTCAGAGATGTCCTCCGAAAGGGACTCGGTCAATTCGTCCTGTCCCTCCTGGAAGGCTTCCTCCGTTTCGCCGTCAACGGAGGGCCGCTGCTGGACCTCCAGGGTCCCCCGTAACTGCTCCACGAAGGTCAGATCGATCTCAGCCGTTTCCTCCCGCTCATCATGCCTGACGACTACTGCCTCGATCTGTCCCTTGAGGAGACCGTACATCGGATGGGTCAATTCATAGTCCCCTCCAGTGTTCTCCAGGTGGTTCAATAGGGTCTTGTGGCTCTCGTAGGACTCGTTCAGGAAGTAGCAGCGAATCCTGGCGACGCGGGCCTTTTGCCCCATGTCCTCCAATAGAGCCCCGTCACGGTAAGGGAATTCATACCTGGCGATCGCTTTTTCAAAGGAGTCCTCTATCGTCTCACACTCGAAAGGGATCCCATCGATCGATGCACCGAAGCGGCCAGCCATTAGAACCTCCCCCGCTTCAGGTCGATCTTGGTGTTCATGTCGTTGGTCGTTGCCACGATCCTTCGGCTTTCGTCCACATTGAGCTCGATGCTGATTGCATTGTGGTTTTCTATGGCCCGCTTCGATTCCTCACTTCCGAATGCGGCTGCAATGCGGTTGAGGACCTCCCCTATCTTGTCCCCCACAGCCGTGCCATCGATCAGATAGTTGACCAGTGTCCCAGCCCCGTAGCCTGCGGCTCCAGCCATCGAGAGCTGCGAAACCGGTGACATTGCGAACATGGCCAGATATTTCCCGCTTGCCTTTGCGGCTGCGCCGAGCTTGCGCAGCAGCGACCCGCCCGCTGCCCCTGCCGCCGTCTCGGCCGCAGTCCCGGCGGCCCCTGCCGTAGCGGTCCCCGCCGCCGCACCAATGCCGGTTCCTGTCGCCGTTATAGGCCCTCCCCCGGCAGGCCAGTTGGTTACAAAGACTGGCGTGACGCCTGTCGTCTTCTCCACCAATTTCCCCGTTGCAATCCCTGCTGCCGTTCCTCCCAAGCCGGAGAAAATGCCCTTGATACCGCCAACGCCCTTGAGGACCCTTCTTCCGTAATAGAGGGCAGCAGCGCCCAGCCCGGCCGTGACGAGTCCGCCCGTAACCAGCCCACCAAGGGAAATGCCGGATACTGCCTTCCCAAGAGTCTCGCTTTTCTGCGAGGCCAGGCCGAGTGCGTACATGAACTCATTCGTTTTCTTGACAAGGTAGGTCAGAGGCGCAAGGGCTGGCTCATACAGGCTGGCCAGGGTGGATCGCCCGGTTCCCTTCAGCGACATCCATTGTGCATTGAACCCCTCCATCTTGATTCTTAGTTTTTCCGAGAGGGGTAAACTGTCTTTCATGGCGTCCTCGATCTGCCGGAAGCTTGCCTCTCCGTCATCCATCAGTGCCAGGGCCACCGGGGCGCCCCTCATGTCGAACATCTGAGTCAATACGTTGAGCTTTTCGGCCTCACCGAGCGACTTGAGGCGGGTCCGGAGAGTGCCGATGATCTTCTCAAGGGGGAGCAGGTTGCCGGCGGCATCTCGAAACACCTTGTACTTCGCGGCGGCGTTGAAGAACTGCCTTAGCCCGGTGCCGGCCATCGAGGCCTCGATGCCCCGCTGGGCCAAAACTGCAGAAAGGACGAGCATCTCATGGGTAGAGCGCCCCAATTGTGCCATGGCAGGTGCCGCATATTTGGCTGTCTCGGCGATTTCTTCTGCCCCCACGGTGGATGCCGAGGAGGCACGAGATATTTCGTCCGCGAGATTCATGAAGTCCCCGGCCTGGAGCTTGAAGGGCGTGGCGATGCCGATCAGCTTTTTCCCCATTGCTGCCGGGTCGATCCCCTCGTAAGTCCCCAGGGCCGATGATGCGGCGGCCGCACCCTGCTCGCCGATGACCTGCTCTACCTTGGCGCCCGCCTTCAGCAGTTCCTTTTCAAGTGCCACGACCTGGCTCTGATCAAAAGGAGTCCATGCCTGAACCTCGAAGGCCGTGCTTTTTACCTTTTTGAGTTGGCCCTCCAGTTCCTTGGCCTCTTTGACTTGCCCTGCGAGTTCCGCCCTGGTCCCGAGCATTTCGGCCTGGAGAGAACCTGCTGCAGCGACTGCAGGCTTGAGGCCCTTATACATTTCCCGAGTGGCAATGCCGGACACGGCTGCATATTTCGCGCTCCTGGACATGCGGTCGAAAGAGAGCTGGACCTCCTTATTGCCCCTGGCCAGGGACGCCATCCGATCCCGGATCTTATCGACTCCTTTACTTAGGAGGTCGATAATGCTATATTGAATGGCAACAGAGGTTACGCCCATGATGTTCTACTCGCTGATTGGAGCCCTGCTTTTTATTGCCGTCGCTTTTGGGTCGTATCGGATCGTTTCCCGACTGATTGAGTTTGTCCTCTACGGCGCACGCGATAGGTCTTTGTCTTAGTCCGTCCCTGTGGGCTTCTGAGATCCGCCCAGGCCTCAAGCCATTCCAGGGCCTCCTCCTCCGGCATCCGCTGTGCGATCTTCCATGGGATCTTCAGGTTCAACAGGGCCAGGATCCGCTGCTTTCTGCACTTCTCCGCGAAACCTGGCGAGCTCTTCGCTCAACCTCGCTTCCGCCGCCATGATCTCCGCCAGGTCATCGTCATAGAGATTCAGCATGAAATCGAGATTCTGAACCTCCAAAGGCACACCCTCGATAGTGAGGCGACGGCCGAGAAGGCAGAGCCCCATGTATTCGTCGTCGGAGGCTGCTTTATCCGCGTCCGGCGAGCGCCGCACAGCCAGCGAGTCCTTCACCTGTAATGGTCTGAGGGTGAAATTTCGGCAGCGCTCGCCGGCGTGCATTACTCCTATAGGCAATGTTCCCACTTCGCTGATCACGATGGTCCCCCCTTGTTATTCCGGCCTATAGTCTGCGGCGCCGAATTCGATCGTCCTGACCACATCGTTCTCGCCGTCAACCTTGGACTCTCCGATCTTGAGGGTGCGCACGCCGGTATATAATTTGCGCTTGCCGTTCAGATATTCGATCACCAGGGTCCCGTCCTTCACTTCCTCGAAATCAAATTCGGAGGCGTCCTCCGGCACGACGTAATCGACCGACACTCCATAGCGCGGCGTGACGGCGGCATGCCCGGTCTTGTTCATGAGGTTCACTTGCCTGGCCAGCTCGACCTCTTTTTCGGTCACTGCCTTGAAATCATCAATGGCCTGGCCATTGATCTCCAGGTAGCAGCGGTTCACATATTCAGCCATAGTCGTCTCCTTGATCTTGATAGCTTAGAGTAAAAGGTCGATTCTTCCGGCAAAGACATGCAGGCCGTTCACGACATCCGTCGGGATCTTGGCATTGAGCCGGTTCGGATCCTGCTCGTCCCGCTCCACGATCAGGCCGTCCTTGTTGGCCTCCACTTCCTCGACGATCTCCAGGTCCTGGAGCTTCAGGAGCACGTCGAGGAGTTCGCTTTT